TAGATGAATCAAGATACTTAGATTATTTAGAAGAAATCAAAGGGTTGGAATTACTGGTGTGTGATCATATTTCTGGTAGAGATTCAATATCGGTAGAATCTATCGCTAGTCTTGTTAGAAAACACAACCCAGAGTTTGTTATTATTGATGGCATTTATTTAATTGACATACCAAACAAGGCACAGGCTTCTTGGGAGAAAAACCACGAATTGGTACACGCAGTAAAAAATCTGGCGAAGGCTAGAAACATTCCTATTATGGTTATTACACAAGCTAACAGGGAAGCTAGGAATATATATGAACCACCTAAACCCAGTCACGTTGCTTTTGGTGATGGGCTTATGAGAGCAGCAGATGTTGTGCTTTCTATGTGTCAACTTGAAAACGATGAGTCTAAACGTATTTTAGAGGTACAAAAATATCGTGAAGGCGAACTTGCTGGTAAGTTATTGGCTATGGATTGGAACGTTAATAATGGAACTATTAAAGAACTTCCAAATTTTAATTTTAATGATTTTTAAGAAAGGAGAAAAATCATGGGTATTTTTAATTGGTTTGATAGTGGCAAGACAGTAGTTAAAACTGTTAAAGGTAAATATACAGGTAAACCACTTGATGTTACTGTTGATGATATACGTAAGAAATATATTATTGATGAACAAGGTCACAAAAACGAAATAGCCCTTTTCTTGAGGGAAAACTCGACAGATCGTAAAGCCAAACGAAAAATTATTGAGAATGCATAATGGATTGGCATTCAATATTACTAAGCTATGGGGTAGATATTCAGTATGAGGATGAATTTAACATACTTTGTCCATTCCATGAAGATTCAGTTTCCTCATGTTCTATAAACACTGAAAAGGGTGTGTGGATATGTTTTGCTGGTTGTGGTCAAGGTAGTTTAAAATACTTTATCTACAAACTATCAGGTAGAAATTGGACTGAGTTAAACCAAGAGTTAGAAGAAAAAACTTGGGAAATAGCTGACTTTTCATTTCCAGACATGGAGATAGATACACAGGAACCACAGGAAGTAGAACCTTTAGAAGGTTTAAGTAATATTTTGGATGACCATTGGATTTTCGATCGTGGGTTTACTAAAGAATGTATAGATAAATGGGACTGTAAGAAAAACAGATATAACGATTTGTGTATACCAGTTGATAACAAAGATAACAAAACAATTGGGTATATAACAAGAAGGCATGAAATGATCCCTAAATATATGTTTTCTAAAGGCTTTAAAAAATCAAGGGCGTTATTTGGTATAAACCATGTCGTAGATTCGGAGACACTTTATGTAGTTGAGGGTGCTTTAGATGCTATGTGGTTAGATCAAAATGGGTACAGTGCTATAGCAGTTCTTGGAGCAATAGTTTCAAAAACCCAGATAGATTTAATATCAACATTGAGACCATCTGAAGTAGTTATATGTTTAGACAATGATGAAGCTGGTCGTATCGGAATATCAAAGGCAACCGAAGATATGCGAAATAGATTTATGCTTAGTTACGTTGATCTACAAGAGTTTAAAGATGTACAAGAAATAAGAGACAAGGTAAGATTACAAGCTATAGTAGAAGATAGAAATTTTTGGTAAAGGAGAACAATATGCCAGATAATGAAAAATTTAAAATTTTAATGACAAAACCTAACGATATAGTTTATTTCACACCAGTAGCAAGTAGTTTCTATGAAAAAGAACACATAGAAGAATTAGAAATGTACTTTCTTGATGGGAGATACAAACTTAAACAAGAAGGTGAGGATGTTCAAGCAAGAAAAAGATTAGCTATGTGGGCATACGTTTACTTTATATATCACGAAAATCGTGATAATGAAGAATGGGTTGAGAAAGAACTCGACTCAAAAAAGAAAATGTTTAAGGAAAACGTAGAAGATTTTAAGATTGTTGAATTTCCTTATGGGCAATGGGATAGAGAAACCAGAGTATATGCTAATAGACAGAAGTTTGACTCAGCTTGTGAATACAATCGTGGTTTAAATAAAAGTATTATTAAGTTAAGAAAATATGTTGATGGGCAATACACTAATTACTCAATCAGTGGTTTAGCAAATGAGGATAATGCCCAACAAGTAGCTACTGATATAATAGAAAACAAGAAAGATGAAATTCAAAACCTACAACCATTAATGGATTTTTATCTTGGGAAAAATGAAAGTAAGAAAGAAGAACCTAAACCAACAAAAGATGACGAAAGTTTTGAGTTATTTTAATGACTATAGTACGTAACAGTACCTTTTATGAGGATATTAAATTATTGCAAGAATGTTCACAGATAGTTGTGGATGTTGAAACTAATGGTTTGAATCCTCATAAAAATCAAATCTGTGGTATTGGGATCGGTGAACCATTTCATGGTGGCAAATCACAGTATTATCCTTTTAGGCACCATCAAGGTGAGAACCTAACTCAAGACCATTTAGACATTTTGATAGGGTGTTTAAACGAACTAACTGAATACATTGGCTATAATGTAAAGTTTGATTTATCTTTTTTAGAACAAGAGGGTTTAATACTAACCGATAAAATTTTAACTGATGTAATTGTTATGGTAAGACTTACTGAACATTCGGAAGTTAGGGAGATGGGTTTAACACCAACTGGTAAAAGAAGGTATGGGCAAAAAGCTGTTGATTACGACATTGATACTAAAAAGTTTCTGCGATCTAACAAATGGCACAAAGATTTTTCAATGGCACCATCAGATATATTAGGCGAATACTGTAAAAAAGATGTGGAGTTAACAGCAAGATTATATCAAGATTCTTTGGAACTTATAAAGAAAACCGAGCAAGAACAAGTATTTGCCCTAGAAAAGGCTCTGACAAAGGTTTTATACAGCATGGAGTCCAAAGGTATCATTGTGGACAGAAAACACGCTGAAGGGTCGAAAAAACGCATTTTAGAACGTTTAAAAGAGATAGAGAGCCAGATATATTTACTAGCTGGCATGGAATTTAATATTTCAAGTTCACAACAAATTGACGCTATGTTTAAGACTATGGATATTTACTCACCTGTAAAAACAGCAAAAGGTGCTAACAGTTGGAACGAAACAGCTTTAGTAAACATAAACAACCCAATTGCTGGTTTGATACGTCAATACAGAACATTAGATAAGTTGAATTCTACTTATATAGAACCTTATATGGATGCTGACATAATGCATACGACTTTTTGTAATTGGGGGACAACGACAGGTAGGCTTTCTAGTAGAAGCCCAAACTTGCAAAACATACCAAGAAACCATTTTAAACTGAGTAATATAGACTTAGATGAAAAAGGTATTGAAGAAGTTCGTGGCAGAATACACGCTATGTTAAATTCTAAAGGAAACAGTGTAACAGTAGAGTTATCACCAGAGGTAATAAAGACTTGGGCATTTATTGGCGATGAAAGTTATGATGAAACTGATAAAAGCCAGATATCAATAAGGCGTTTGTTTATTCCAAGACCAGAATACAATCTTGTTTCTTTTGATTATAGCCAAATGGAAGTACGTGTTTTTTTAAGTTACTTTAGAAACGAGACTATTGATGAACTATTATTTAAAGATGATGTAGATTTTCATGGTGAAGCTGCAAAATTAGCTTTTAATGTTACGGAATCTGATGATCAGTTTAAGTTTTATAGGCAAATGGCTAAAGGTATTACTTTTGGCACAATATATGGAATTGGGAATAATGCTTTAGCTAGACAATTAGGAACAACAGTAGATGAAGCTAGTAAGTATAAACAGAAATACTTTCAAGGTTTACGAGGTTCTAAAGATTTTTTTGAGAGAGTAGTAAAAACAGTTGCAAGAAGGGGGTGGATTAAGAATAAATATGGTAGAAAGTATGAAATACCAAAAAATTTAGGGTATAAAGGAGTAAATTACCTCGTACAAGGTACCAGTGCTGATCTTCTTAGTGAAAGAATGATAAAAATAGGAAAATTTTTAGAAAACACGAGAAGTTATATGCTTTTACAAGTACATGATGAGGTTATTTTAGAAATACACGATAGTGAACTTGATTATTTGCCAAATAAGATTCGAGAATTGTTGGAACAAAACAGTTTAGACATTCCTTTGAAGGTTGATATGGAAATATGTACTCCATCATGGGCAAGTAAAAAAGATTTACAACCAGCAACATACCAGACAAGTTTTAATTTTTAGAGAGGAGTTAATACATGAAAATGTCACAAGCAAAAATAATAGAGAATTTGGTTTACAGTTCTAAAGAGCCAGTACCATCTTGGGGGCTACAAAAAATTAACACCGAATGGGGTTGGTTAGGAACCTCAGCAGATAGAATAGCAAGAAAACTTGCTGAAGATGGCGTTTTAAACAGAGTCAGACATGGTAAATATGTATACTATACACATGGTGATAAACAATTAGGATTTGACTGGGAATAATTATGAAATATAATGAAGATAAAACTATAACAGAAGTTGAAGAATATATAAGAAATACATATGGTGAACACTATAGTGAGGGGGATATACAGACACTGGATTTTATTGAAGCGTGTGGGGATGCTATACCTTTTTGTAGGGCAAACATTTTGAAGTACGCTTCTCGGTATGATAAAAAGGGAAGTCCAAGAAAAGATATATTTAAGATAATACATTATGCTATGTTATTATTACATTTTACAGAAAAGGAGAACTAGAATGGCAAAGGTAGGAGTAAAATTAGGTTATACTAAAAAGATAGGGGAATNTGATTTTTTAAAGGCTGATATTAGTATTGNAGAAATTGACACAGATCAACCATTGGATATTCAATTAGGCAGTTCCGAAGATTACTTAAAAGCACTAATAGAAATGGCTAAAGAAAATATTAATGCCCAATTTAAACAACAGAAAAAGGATGCTGAATGACAAAAAAAGTAAAACCCATAAACTTTATTCGTGGTGACAGTAAAGAATTAGAGTTTGGTCGTATACCATTCAACATAAGAATTTTAGACGATCTGATCGCTGGGGGGATACCAAGAAAACATTTTACTATTATAAGTGGTATGCCCTCTGTTGGAAAAACGTACCTTGCATATAAATTAGCAAGAAGCGTTATTAACGAAGATAAAGAGAAAGTTTACTGGATAGATGCTGAAGACTCACATCAACCAAGTTGGGCAGAACACTGTGGTGTTGATACCACTATGCTTCAAGTATTTCAGCCAACCCATGCAGAGGAAGCATACGAAGCTATTAGATCAGCGATACACGACAACGCTAGTTTAATAGTTTTGGATTCTATAGCTTCTTTAGTGCCAACAGCAATGTTAGAACAAGATTTTGAGTACAATCCTATAGGGTTGTTGGCTAGAAGTCTAAGTGCTAATTTACCTAAAATTGCTGCTGATCTTAGGGAATCCCAAAACTCTACTTTAGTTGCTATAAACCAATTGAGGTCTGCTATATCGCAATATGCCCCAGACACTCTTGTTGGGGGAAGGGCGCAATCATATCAGGCACATTTAATGTTAGAGTTAAGGAAAGAAGGGTACATGACTGTTGATAAAGAACGTCAAGGTCATTACATAAGAACTAAGTTAACGAAAACAAAAGTTGGTGGGAAAACAGACAGTTCAGTTCTTATACCATTTCATTATGAGGGTGGGATTGACAACGTTGAGATATCAATAGAAGCTGCATTGAAAAAGAAAATTATTCAAAATTCTGGGGCTTGGTACTATTACCAAGATAATAAAATACAAGGTAGAATTAAAGTAAAAGATTTTTTTGATGATAACCCAGAACTTTATAAGGAACTAGAAATTGAACTTGCCACATAAAGATTTCACTAAACAAGAGCAAACAATTGCTAGTGTGTTAGATGAACTTGGATTACGCTATGTTCAACAAGAACAGTTTTTTAATTATTTCGTAGATTTTTGGTTGCCAGAATTATTGATGGTTGTTGAGGCTGATGGTATGTATGGTCATTTTGGAAAACGTGAGAAAAAGCGAAATGAAGCATTGCTTACTGTAAGTGTTATAGATCATGTATTACACATTAAAGCCACAAGCAAAAAAGAAATAAAGGAAATATTATGCAAGGAGATCGACAAGATATCTGGCTCGTTGACTTAATTGACGAGCATTTGTATTCGACATTCAATCCACCAACAAAAGGGGTATTTTATCCATCTACACTAAGTAATAAATGCGATAGGGCAGTTTGGTTGGCTTATCATGGGCATATGCCAGAACTACCACTACCTTCTAATTTAGCAAGAATATTTCAAAATGGTTCTTCATTAGAAGATAGAGTGTCTAAATGGTTTACCGATCTGGGAATTTTACAAGATCGAGAGGTAGTTGTTAAAAATGATGACCCACCAATCTCAGGTCGTATAGACTTTATAATAAACCACAAACATTATGGACTAATGCCAGTAGAATTAAAAAGTATTAACACTGCTGGTTTTTCTAAACTAAAGGGTGCTAAAGAAGATCACTACACACAACTTCAAATATATCTTAATTTAGCTGAGTACCCAATAGGTACAGTTTTATATGAAAATAAGAACGACCAAAAGATAAAAGCATTTTTTGTAGAACGTGATGAGGAATTTTGGTCTATGATGGTTAGAAGGTGTTTAAACATCTCTAACATGAAAAAACCACCAGAAAAATGTGGTGGTTTATTCTACTGTAATTGTAGGCAAGTAAAAATATAAAACCATGAAAATTATACCTTATACAGAAGAAATGATACAAAAGGCTCGTAAAAAAGCATTTGAGTTAGGTAAATTAAATAATTCTATTACTCGTGGCAAAGGAAATATAGCTGGATATTTAGGTGAAGAAGCAGTTGCTAGTTATATTAGTGCTAAAATAGTAAGTAATGATGTTGGTACAGATAAATTTAATCATGATTTATTGAAAGATAATTTAAGGATAGAGGTAAAAACTAAAAGACGTACTGTACCACCTAAAGATTTTTATGATGTTTCTATAGCTGAATCAAGTTTACATCAAAAACCAGACTTATACATTTTTGTTAGTTTACAGTTTAAAGAATCTTTTAAAGATAAAAATGGGGAAATTAGGTATAAGGAACTAGAAAACGTTTGGTTATTAGGGCAGAAAGAACCTGATGAGTATTTGAAAATTGCTGTTGTATGGAAATCTGGAGATATAGATAAAAGCAATAGTTTTTTTACTCATGAAACTATGTATAATGTAGCTATTAAAGATTTAGATACGATAAATAAGTGAAGGGTATAGAACTATGATTTGGGATAGTAAAACTATTATAGATGACGTTACTGAAGAATATAATTTATATCAACTTCCTAGTTTTGGTGATGATGAAGAAATACCATTTGAGTCATTACGAGAATGTAGCAAAGAAGAACTACAAAATTTATTTTTCCAATTCTCGCAACAAAAAATTTATATTGAGGAAATAAAAGCCATTCGAGAGTCTGAATTACATATCCAACAAGAAACTTATGGTCAGGAATATCAAATTGCTTTATACAATATTTCTAAAGAATATAAAGATAAAGGCATTAAGAAACCAACACAAGACGAGTTAAAAGCTGAGGTTGTGGCAAGAAACGAACAGTTAAGGAATATGAATAAAGAAATAATACACAATAAAAGTTTATTAACTAGGATAAAAGGCTTGTCAGAAAAAGTTTCTACTAAGTACTTTACCACTAAAGATTTTTTAAATAGGTTATGAATTATTTAGGCATAGACTCATCAACACAGGCTATTCATTGTGTCGTTATAGACGACAAAGAACGTCTTATTTCAACACAAAAGTTTTTTAGTAAAGGCAAGAAAACCTTAGACAGATTCCCAGAAATGATGGTAGGGTTTTTTGATTTTATTAGTACAATAAATAATATATCATCAGTTGCTATAGAGGATTCAATACAGGCTCGTAATGGAGTTACAACGAAAACATTAGCAAGAGTTGTCGGTGGTGTTCACACTTGTTGTGTACTGAGTGATATTGAAACTGTTTTAATACATTTAGCGACTTGGAAAAAAGAAGTTATTGGTAGAGGAAATGCTACCAAATCAGATATATTAGAATTTGCTATAGAAAAGTGGGGAAATTGTTTCCCAGAACAAGATTATGCCGATGCAGCTTGTGTCGCATTATGGAATAAGAGGAGATCAAATGGCGAAAAGTGTTAAAAAATTACGACCAGAAATACAAGTAAATTTTTACGATCCATTAAAGAAAGAAAAAAAAGAATATAAAGATACATTCCCAGATGACTTACCAACCCTTGAAGATGTAAAACAAAAACATGGTACTGTAGTTTGGTGTCAGTACACAGGTTGTCGCAACTATCAAGAAATAAAAGATTTACAAAGAACCTCTGGAAAGTTACTAAAGAACCGAACTTACAAACCATTAGCAGAACAAGAAGCGATATGGTCAGGGATATGTACAAGGGATGAAATTGGTATGGCATTTAATGTTGTAATTACATCAAATAATAATAAATTTAAAGTGCCACATTGTTTCGTAGCTTCCACAAGAAAAACAGGTCATATTGACTTCAGTAAATTTCTTAACAGTGATGGAAGCCCTATTGGTGGTAGCATTGAAAGTAGACCAGCAGATTTGTCTGGGTATGACATACTTCAAGGCAATAACATCTGGGGCGTATAATGCCTAAGAAAACACCAGATAGTATTAAACTCCAAGCTATGGAGTTGTTTGTAACAGGTAATTATACTGCTAAAGAAATAGCAGAAAAAATCTCAACAAAAGAACATAAGATTAAACCAGTTACTATTTATGCTTGGGCTAGGAGAGAAAACTGGAACGAAAGAGCAGTAATAGCTAAAGTTGAAGAACAAGAGAAAATCGTTAAAAACGATGCCAAAAGGTTTAACCAGCTTCAAGAAAAACAACTTGAAGCATACACAAAATTAGCAAACAAGGGAGCAGTTTCGCTTGACTACCTTGAGTTTGACAAGGCTTTAGACGCTTCTAGGGCAATGGATTTAGGTATAAGAGGACAGAGAGACGTAATGCAAGGCATGGTAAACTTGCAGTTCGTTCAGGATTTACTAGGTATACTGGTAGATGAAGTGAAAGACCAAGATCAGCTTAATAGAATTGCGACTAAAATGAAAACACTTGTTCAAAGTCAAGGGGAATAATGGCGAAAGAATTAATCACAATAGAATCAGCTTTTAATATGCTTTCTGACGCTTTAGTAGAACAAGAAAAATATCAAGTTGGTTCGTTTAGAGATTTCCTACAAAATGTTTGGTGTTATAGTTATGACAACCCAGAGTATTTTCAGGCTTGGCACGTTGGTGTTTTAGCAGATGATATAGAAGAATGTCTAGAAACTGGAATGAATTACTTGGCTGTTTTGCCAAGATTTCATTTTAAGTCAACAATACTTGGACACGCTTTTTCTGTTTGGCGATTAATGTCTGCATCAAGAGATTCAAGTATTTTGTATTTATCGTATTCTGATACTATGGCTCGATACCATATATCAGAGATAAATAAGGGTATATCAAGAAATCCGATCTTAACAGATTTAATAAAGAAACGAAATGCCCAAGCAGACTTTTCTGGTAGATACTATATTAATAAAAGACCAGTAGAAGTTATGCATGGTGGGTTGTTTTCATTCAAAAGAGGTATGCACGTTAATGGTGCTTTGATTGCAGATGACATACTTAGAGACCCTGAAAACCCATTAAACTTTGGGCAAATAACTAAAGTAGAAGATCACTTCATGACTGAATCTTTGTTTATTCCATTAAAGGGTGTACCAGTTATTGTTTTGGGAACCCCTATGATGCCCGGTGACTTAATAGCTAAACTGCAACAAGATAAAAGATTTAAGTCTAGGGTGTTACCAGCATTAGACCCAATACCCGGTAGAAGGGTGTTAATGCCAGAGTTATATAGTGAACAATGGTTATTAGATCAACAATCTGCTAGACCAAAATCATTCGCATCAGAATTTATGCTTACCCCTCATTTTGCAACAGAAGCATATTTTGATCCAGAAGATGTAGACAAATGCATTGATAATACTTTGCGAAACCATTCACCAAATATGGAATTTCATTTAGAAGTTGGGGATGAAATTTATGGTGGGTTTGACGTTGGTAAAAAACGACATCCATCACACTTAGTATTATTTAGAAAACGTGGTGAAAAGGTTGAACAAGTACATCAATCATTTTTACAAGGTTGGTCTTACAGTGACCAGATAGCTTACCTAAATGAAGTAGCTGAAAATTATAATTTATCTTATGGGTTTATAGATAACACTAGAGGTGAATTAGAAGATAGGGGTTTAGACAATAGATGGAGAGCCATGCATTTTACTGCTAAAAGTAAAAGGACAATGGCACAAGTATTAGAAACATTTGTTCATTCGAACAACTTAAAAATATTAGATGATGAACGACAAAAACAATCTTTACTTTCAGTAAGTAATGACTTAAAAGCACCTGATACCCCTATGGGGCATGGAGATGCATTTTTTAGTATTGCAATGGCTTGTCAGGCTATACATGATCGCAATGCTTATAATTTTTCGAGTTTAGGTTCAGCTTCCGATTGGTTTGGGGCAAATAATCCTCAAGATAATTCACAGAAAGAGTTTGAGTCAAAGTTTAAACCTGTTAATGAACTAGCAACAATAGATGGCGCACCAGACCCAACTTGTACTGATGTAGCGTGTATACCATCTTTTTGGGTTCCTGAACGAGGTTTGTGTTTATATTGTGGTTATCGTAAAAAATAGGAGGAAAAAAGTAATGACAACTGTATCAGTAGTATCTGAACAAGCAGAAGTTATATTAAATCATAGATATTATCTTAAAGATAATAACAATCAAGTAGTAGAAGATGCTAGTGCTATGTTCAATCGTGTGGCAAAAGCTGTGGCTGCCATCGAAAATCACTACTATACCTTACCTGTGGAAGCAGACTTAGTGGCATTAAATTTTTGGACAATGATGAAAAACTTAGAGTTTGTTCCCAATAGTCCAACGCTAATGAATGCTGGAACCGAACAAGGAACGCTGTCAGCGTGTTTTGTTTTACCATTAGAAGATTCTATGGAAGGAATTATGAAAGCTGCGACAGACAGTGCTATGGTGCAAAAGTTTGGGGGTGGTACAGGATTTGCATTATCTAAGATAAGACCAAAAGGCGATAGCATTAAAACTACACATGGGATAGCTTGTGGGGCAATTGAGGTGTTAAAAACACTTAGTAGAGTCTCATCAATGATAACTCAAGGTGGAAAACGAGATGGGGCGAATATGGCAGTTATGTCGGTTTACCATCCTGATATTCTTGATTTTATTTCTTGCAAATCTGTTGAAGGCGATATCCATAATTTTAACATATCAGTGGGTGTTGATTCTCATTTTATGGAGTGTGTTGTAAATAAACTAAACTACAATTTAATCAACCCAAAAGACAATACTATTGTTGGTCAATTACCAGCACAAGAAGTATTTTACAAAATAATTGAAGGGGCTTGGCGTAATGGTGAGCCGGGTATGGTATTTTTAGATACAATTAATCGTGACAATCATGTTTCGGATAGATATGGCGATATGATTGCAACCAACCCTTGTGGTGAGCAACCCTTATTGCCAAACGAAAGTTGTAACTTGGGATCAATAAACTTAGACAAATTCTTCATACCTTACGAAGGTGGATTTAAAGATGTTAAAAATAGATGGGAAGGTCAAATAAACTGGGAAAGACTAGAAGAAGTCACTAGACACGCTACTAGATTCTTAGACAATGTTATTGATGCTAACTATTACGCAACACCTGAAATAGAAGAAATGACGAAATCCACTAGAAAAATAGGGTTAGGTGTTATGGGATTTGCAGATTTATTAACACAGTTACGAATTCCATATAATTCTGAGTTAGCTAGAACTGTGGGCAATAGAATTATACATCAAATTAGAATGTGGTCTGATAATGAAAGTATACAACTAGCAAAAGTTAGGGGGGTATTCCCAGCTTTTAAAGATAGTAACTACAGTGTAGATCAAGAATATAGAAACCATTGCAGACTTACAGTAGCACCTACTGGGACTATTAGTATGATTGCAGACTGTTCTAGTGGCATTGAGCCAACATTCGCATTGGCTTGGAAGAAGCAAAACATACTAGAAGGTAAAACGCTAAACTATATAAACAGCCATTTTGAATCCGATGCTAGAAAATATGGTTTTTATTCAGAAGAACTTATGAACTATTTAGCTGAGGGTGGTTCTTTACAAGATGCAAAATTTAAAATGCCTGATTGGGTAAAACAAGTATATGTAACAGCCCCAGAAATATCACCAAAAGATCATGTGTTAATGCAATCTGTTTTTCAAGAACACGTGGATAGTGGTATTAGCAAAACAATAAATTTTCCTAACAACGCTACTCTTGATGATGTCGAACAGGCTTATATGTTAGCTTGGCAGTCTGGGTGTAAAGGTATAACTGTTTATCGTGCTGGTTCTAGGGATAAAGAAGTATTAGTAAAAGGAACATCGGAAGAATCAAGTACTGAACCATGTTGTGAAAACCAATACATAGTAGAAGAATCAGGTTGCCAAACTTGTAAATCTTGTGGTTGGTCTGCTTGTCTAATTGCATAATCAGTAAATAACCACAATAATAGTATAATATAAATAGAAAAGTATAGGAGATGTTATGGCTATAGGCAATATTTTAGATGGTGGAGACCAACAGTATGTAGCTGTTAAAGACACCACAGGTACTTGGAGAGTGTTAAATACTTGGCATAATGATTTAAAATTATTAGATGCTGACTCTGATATACCTGATGATTCTGAAGCAATAACAATTTTAAGTGAAGGTCAATTTATTGCTTTAATAAAAGAAGCTGCAAGTCAAGGTGTTTTATCGAACGCTACTTTCAGTGCTAATACAGAAGAACTAGAGAATGAATTGGCTAATGTTTGTAACGAACGAGATCAGTTAAAAGAAGAATTAGATAAAGTTAATAGTATCCAAAGTAAACCAAAACGTTCGGAGAAATACGATCTAAAGGAAAAGGCTATGGACAGCATACTAAAACTAGTTTCAATGCAAGACATGGCTGATCTAAGTAAGGAATAAACATGAAATTATCTGATTATATGCCACAACTTCCACAGTTAACTGAACGGATGACAACAGTCAATCGACAGATTTCAATGTTGGATATGTTTAAATCAGCTGGAGATGTAGGCGCACCACCACAAATAGGGCTAGATACTGTAGTAAATTCTATGGTAAGAAATTCTATTCAACATAGAATGCAACTTATTCGTGATGTTCAGACTATCGTAATGTCAGTTGAGGAAATTCGTGGGCCGCTAAACCACATTACCTCTGAAGTATTTAGAAGGGGTTTGCATTTTGCATCAACTGTAGAAAACCCAGACCCAATGCAAAAAGAAAAATTAGAGGACATTAGAGATAGTTGTAATATCTTTGGGCAATCTTTAGAAGAAGTATTACGACAATTCCATCATGATTTAATATCTTTAGATGATGCTTTTTTGCATTTTAGCAAAGAATATAAAGATTTAGGTAATGGAAAACTAACTTCAAGGTTGTTAGAAATCAGAAGATTAAACCCAGCAATGGTTGAATTTGATATTGATGCAGAGGGTTTACCAAAGAATGCTAACTTCCTTTGTCCTATACATAGAGAAACAGCACATACCAAAAGAGGTAAATGCGAAAATGATGATTGTGATATTGAATTACAGCCAGTAATGTATAAATTAAAATATAGAAACAAAGAAACATTCCTACTTGAAAACGAAGTAGTACACTTATCTAAGTTTAGCCCAAGTGAAACCTATGGTTGGAGTCCAGTTCTTACGATCTTTGAAAAAGCATTAACATTAATAGGTATGGATAAGAACCTATTCAATTATTTTTTCCAGCGCAAGATGCCAGCTAGTATGTTACTTATAACTACTGATGACCCAGAATCATTACGTAGAGAAAGAGAACATATCGCAGCACAAACAAGGGCTGATCCTAACTATATCCCAATGGTTGCAGTTTCATCTAGGAACCAAAGAGGTAGAGTTGATATGGTACGTATGTTTCATACTTTACAAGAAATGGATTACTTACCTGTTAGGCAAGAGATTCGTGAAAGAGTTGCTGCTATATGGGGTGTTACAGCTTCTTGGCAAGGCGCACCAGATGCTTTTGGTGGGTTATCTAGCCAAACACAACAGTTAACTGTTATGAGTCGTGTTGTAGAAGCTGACCAAAGATTGTTTACCGAAAAAGTATTTCCACAATTAATTAAATGTTTAGCCATAACAGATTTTGAAATTGAGTTACCACAACCAGAAGAAAAGGCTGAAAACACTAAATTGTCTTTTGCTATGCAGAAAATAAACATAGCTTCACAGTTTTCAAAGTTAGGATTTGAAGTATCACTAAAAGAACAAAATGCTGATGTTATTGATGCTGAGTTTGTAGTAAGTGGTAAGGCAACTAAAACAGCCAACCTTGCTGAGGAAAAAACAAAACTAGACATTGAAAATCAAAAGAAACAAATGGAACAAGAAGAAGCTCAACAGCAACAGCAAGAAGCTCAACAGCAACAGCAAGAACAACAGCAACAACAAGAAATGTTTGGAATGTCGGATGATACACCAGATATGGATAAGTTAATACCAGATCGTTCTGCTGATAGAAAGTTTAAAGGTAGAACTGGGGGATTAACTCCTAACAGTGCTGACAAAGCACCTAACGAAGAACGAGATTTAGATAGTTATGCTGAAGCTAGAAGTATGGAACTATCTAAAAACTGGATAGATACTTTAGTAGAAAAAGGATTTACAAGCCCTTTGATTAAAGAAGTATCACCTGATCTTAAACAAATGTGGTTTTCTCAAGACAACATTGACTATGTTGCTCAACTATCTAGTAATGGTGTTGGGTTTATTGAAAAAGCTACTTTCAGTAATCCAGAGGCGTTTAAACACACTAAAGAACAACCAAAAAGCCCTAACCCTATTAAGGTAGACTTAGATGAAAGTTAAAAAAGATTTCGGTGGGACAGTTGTTACGTCAGCAGATTCTGGAACTTTTACCCCTACTTATGGTGGGCATAAAAAGAAAAAGAAGAAAGATGGCATAGATCGTTTGAACGGATTTATTAATAATAAAACCCCAACGTTACGTATGTATAATAAGTCTTTAGTAGCACTTACTAAATGGATTGCAAAACAAGAAGATAATGAACAAAAAGATAAGATGAAGAAAATAAAAGAAAAAGAAAAACATGAAGAAAGTGTTGATGAGGCAGCACCATTTACTGGGCATTCTGATTTAGCACTACCAATATTGAATTATGAAAAATAATAATTGCCCTAAATGTAATGGATTAATGTTCTTGAATGAGGACAAAGATTTACACTGTTTTATGTGTGGAAAAACAATTGTACTGACAGTCAGGAGAAGCTATGATGAGAGAACAGGGGATTTACGATATAATAAAGTGGAGACAAGAGGGGAACACATGGGAACAGATTTCGGAGAAAGTATACGAAGATTATGGGATAAAAGTTCACAGGACAACGATTCAACGTTGGCACGACAGGTCACTGGTCTCGGTACAGGACTTTACGGAATCAGAAGGCATAGAAGATACATTTGAAGATAAGATAATAAAAGCTGATAGAAGGATTGAATACCTTAAATCAGAAGCATCTTTTTACCGAAAACTTTACAATACTGTTACTAAACAGTCAGCCAAAGAAGATTTATTATTAGATATCATCCACGATATCTCCCCTAGTTTTAAAGAAGTTCCAAAGATACCCTACAAACAAATCAAGGGTAAAGCAGAACATTCACAAACAGTTATAGCCCCACTAACAGATACCCACATCGGAGAGTACATCAACGAAAAACAAATGATCGGTATGAACAAATACGATATGGAATTGTTCAACAAACGTTTGTATGGGTGGGCAAATCAACTACTAGCGTTAGTCAATTACAGAAGAAACATAGCCAACATTGATACCCTTATTATTCCCATGTTAGGAGATATGATCTCTGGTGATATTCACGATGAGTTAGCAAGGTCTAACGTAGAAAATAATATGATGCAAATGTTAAAGGGAGCATACTTAATCTCCCAAGCTATTCTATTATTAGCCCCACACTTTAAAGAAATAAAAGTCCCATGTGTTGTTGGTAATCATGGTCGCATGACACATAAACCAGTAATGAAAAACAGAGTAACTACCGACTGGGATTATATGTTATACCAGTGGATAGCTGCATTTCTTAAAAATCAAAAGCATATAAAGTTTGAAATACCAGAATCTTTTTTTCATATCTTCAATGTGTATAACAATAGAGTGTTAATAATGCATGGGGATAGTATTGCTGGTGGTGGAAGTAGTATGTCCATATCAAAAGCAGTATCTAATTTACGAGGGGCATTACAATATAAGAACAACCTTAACACTGAGTTAGGGGTTGATACTCAAGAACTAAACCATTTTGATACTGTATTTATGGGGCATTTTCATAGAGTAGACGAGATGGACATTGGAACTGGGGAGTTACACATCTGTGGCTGTATAAAAGGTGTGGATGAGTTTGCTTTACAACGTTTACACGTATCAGCAAAACCTAAACAAATAGCTACGTACTGGCATCCACTTCATGGTTATCTAGGAAAAGAAGTTATTTATCTATCAAGATATGATCAATCAGATAATAAATTTGATGATAATATAAATTCCACGTGGGCAAACATGATTTTTTAGTATAATAATATTATGATACTACAATTTAAAAAACTTAAAAGAGTTTTAAAAAGGTTCCAAAAAGTCGAACCTCAAATGTTTGACAATATTGGATACCTAGTTTTCAGGGAAGCACAAGAGACTTGCCCTGTAGATACTGGTAGATTAAAAGCATCTGGTACATACAATGCAACACCTTATGGTTGGAACATTGAATATAAAGCACCTTATGCAATGGAAGTTCATAGTGGTATTAGGAGAAAACCTAAACCGAACCCATATGAATCAAATGTTAGGGGGCATATTAGAAATGGTTCTTATGTCCGACCACATTTGAGAACACAGAAAAAAGATGTTAAACCAATGTTTATATCAGGTTTAAACACATGGAGAAATATAGATACAACAAAACCAATAAAAGCAAATGGTTGGTTAGAGAAGGCTTACCAAAAAATAAAAGGGGAATTACCATTTCAAATACAAGGTCAATTCCCAGATTCGATAGTAAGGAGTAATAGGAATGGATATTAATAAAGTATCACAGACACAAGAATACATCATGGCAAGGCATAGTAGAATGGTTGGTAGGGTCTTGGACTTAGTAGAAGCTAGTCTACCTGAAGGCAACCAATGTGAAAAGCTAAAGAAACTTTTACAACAACCACTATATGATTTTCGAAACGAAATGATCGATTTAGATTCTAAGGGTATTCCTGAAGATGACAAATAAAAAACCCCTCTAATTGAGGGGTTCTTATAATTTTTCTTAGTAAGGAATTTCTTCATCTGGTTCGATTGTTTCTCCCATCTCGATCATCTCATAGTAGCCATTACCACCATACTTAGACCATCCACAGAAGCACCTAACTAAACCATCATGGAAATCACATACCATACAGACATCAGCCCCACAATGGGGGCTATAGTCATATTGGTGTTCACAGTTCATTCTCTCACTCCTTTTTTAGTTGATTTATTCTGACCACGTAATTGTTGAGTCAGAATCAGATATATAGTGAAGCTGGTCTTCAGGAAAATCTTCTATAATTGCTACATACTCATCAATGGATTTTTCTGGCTGATAGTATTGAATTTTTTTCTTGTCAGAATCAGAAACTTCATAAGAATCATAATAAGCATATTGTGAGGTATATGTTCTTGTTGAATATCTTTTAACTGGGAAAACACACTCTGCAAAATCATGTTTTCCAGTTAATAAATCAATCCAATTTTTAGCATCAGTTGACTGAATAAACATTGAATTAAAATTCATCATATTTAGTCCACCTACTATCACACCCTCAGCTTTATACCTATTGATGTTTGATCTATCAATAATACTCATAATAGCATTTGGTATAAGTTGGTTTCTAAGTGAGTTAGCCCAGTTTATTTGTTTTTCTGAACCCTCAGTAAGAGTTGGAAGATGAACAATCTTTAAAATAGCATCAAGCACTTTTTGAGAATCAGATTTTTTATCTGATACAAAACAAGCCTTACAAACTCTAGTTTCATGAAAAGCTATGTTTCTAGCAATGGTGGCTTTTTGCTGACGTTCTCTAGGCATACTAACCTCATGTCCACATTTGTGGGTAACTGTATATGTTTTTTCTATTGTACTAACCATTATTCCACTCTCCCTTCGAGTCTAGCAGTTTCCTCACGACAAGCCTCGCTTAAAAATTCGACTGCTTGGCACAAGTCTGCATAACTCATTTTTTCAAAGTTATAGTGATAGCCCTTACGACCAAAGGCATATTTATGTTCTTCATAAAGATAGATTTCTAAATCTTCACGAGAATAATAATCCTTGTCTAAAATGTCAGCGTGGTTTGGTAAAGTTGAATTATTTTGAAGTTCANCCTCAAAAACATCAAAATTATTTTTAGAGTTAACTCTAGCTGTTCTTGTATTTGCCATATTTCACACTCCTTTTTATTTACTATAATCATAGTATAACACAATAAATCTATTTGTCAACACTTTATTTAATAAATAAAAAACCCCTCAATTTAGAGGGGTCTTTCATATAGTCATAAAGAGAGGTGAAATCTTTATGCCATGTTTGTCATTGCATAATCCCAATCTCTTTTCATTTGNGTTGGGTCTTTTTTCCAAGAATTTATAACNTGTTCTCTTGTCATNTCAAACTCATTNCAAATGGTCGGTAATATAAATTCTTTTGTTTCATGATCTAACTCAAACGTAAATTTTCTATTGCCTTTTCTCATATTTAAATCTCCTTTGCTATTATTTCTTTTAGTTCTGGTACACTCATTTCATTTAATCCATTAACTCCATACCTATAAAGATACTCAATCAGTTCGGTAAGTTGGTTGATTGCTTCTGCACGAGTTTCACAAGCCATGCCATTGTTATAATTTTCCAAAGTACGATGAAATATTATTTTCTCTATATAGTATTTTTGTTCACCTGTTATTTTAGTAACCATTTTAAATCTCCTTTGCTATTTTTTTAGAAATACAAACTCCCTTGTAATACACTTTGATCTCACGCTTGGGGGGAAAATACCCCTTAGCATTAATCCTGTCAATTTCCTTTTTAATTTCTGTGTTTATCATAGTCACCTCACTACAATTCATACTAAATTACAAACAGTATATATTTAATTATTTAAAATGTCAACAGTTTGTTATGCAAATAGTTATACACGTTTGTTTATAAATGTATAAAATAATACATTTTGAATAGGAAATTCGAATTTCGTTAGTATAATAATAATGACGTTTTTTGTATAACGTTATATTTATTATATTTTGTCAATAGGTCGGATGGCTAAGACCAACCTTTTTGATGCGTTTAAACAACATCTGATTGGAGGTATACATATGTCAGATGAAGTACAACAGTCCAATGAAGGGGTAACTTTAGCACTGAGTGCAGTAGCTGAGGTTTTATCTAAAATGGATGAACGATTGGCAAAGCAAGAAGCTGAGGAAATCAAAAAGGCAGAGTTAGCCGAAGCTGAATTGCAAAAGTCAGAATTAGCAGAAATGATAAAGAGTATCGTTTCTCAAGCAGTAGCAGAGTTTACAAAAGCAGATGAAGAAGATGATCAAGATGAAGAAGACGCTGATGACTTCATAGAAGATATCAAGGAAGAAGAAGAAGCAGAGGAAGAAGAAGAAATAGATAAAGCAGACGAAGATGACGATGACGAAGAAGAAGTCGATAAAGGAAAATACATGAAATCCAAAGACTCTGATTCTGAAATTGCTTCATTAAAGAAACAAATAGCTGAGTTACAATCTGGAATTGATGAGAAAATCCAAAAAGAAGCTGATACAAGACTTCGAAAATTAGGTTTCCGAGAGGAAACTGGTCTTAAAGCACCTGAAATTGTTCGATATGACACAATGGGTGTTGAGGATACAACCCCAATACAGAAATCCGAAGAACCAACTAATGTAGTAGAACAACTCGCAAAGATGTCTTATACACAACTTCGAACTTTACAACATAAAATTCAATCTGGTGATACCGATGGAGTTCCAAGAGAACTAATCGAAGGCTAATCACTTAAAAATTATAGGAGAAATATATAAATGGCTAATCCAAGTTTATCAGAATATTTAGCCCAGTCTCAAAGAGGATTGTATCAATCAGTATTTGGTGAAGACTTCTTATCGAAGCAGTCATACTTCACAGTCGATACTTCGACCAATATATTTACCACAACTTTTGGTAGAAAAGTATTTGAGGCTCTAAATAACAAAACAAGATTTTTTAATGCACTACCTAAAACAGTTTGGGGAAATACTGCTGGTTGGAGAATACGATCCGATCGTGGTTCCAACAGAAGTTTACCAATAACTGAAACTGGAAGTCTCCCAACTGTAGACGTCAGTGCTATTCAAACAGTTAGTTCACTACCTAGAATCGTTGGTACCACATTCGGTGCTTCCGTTAAAGCAGTATTTACTGCTGGTTTAGAGGGTGGTGTTGGTGATGTTCTCGGAATGGAATCTGAGAATGCAGAAAGAGACCACATTAAAGAAATTGGTCAACAAATGAACGCTGGTACTGCTTTCTTAGCATCTGCTGGTGGAACAACATCAGTAACAATCCCAGCAGCAATAGCTACTAGTTCTTTCAGAATTGGTGATGCAGTTGGTCAGTATGATGTATCTGCAACTGGATATGACAGAACTTCTGGTTCTGCTATCTCAGCAATCAATACTTCTACTGGTGCTATGACTGTTGCTTCAGGTACTACATTCGCAGATGGTGACGTAGTTTTCGTTTATTCACGTGCTGGTATGACATCTATTGATGACATCGTTGCTGAAGATGGTTCTGCTGTTGGTGGTGGTGCTGCTCGATCCAGAGCATACGACTTAACACAAGCTGGTAGAACATCTGGTGGTTGGAATGCTGCTGCTTCCTCAAGCTACAACAGTGGTACAGGTCGAGACCTAACATTAACATTGTTAGACACAGCAATCCAAAAGATTCGTGAAAATGGTGGTGAGCCATCATTAATCCTTATGGGTCACGATCAATACTTTAAATTAGAAAGACTTCTTAACTCCCAACAAAGATATATGGGTCAAGAAGAATTCCAAGTTGGTATCGGTGATGAAAAGACCTATCCGGGTACACGAACTGGAATGACTTTGGCTACCTACATGGGTATACCAATCCTTCCAGATGCTGATACAGCTAAGTCAGTTTCAACTGCAGACGCTGTATTAGGCTCTAATGTCTATGTATTAAGCACAGACAGTTTAGAGGTAGCAATAGCAAGTCCAACACAGTATGTTGAAAACCGAGACTTCTTCGCAGCTAATGCTTTAGTTGTTCGAGGATTGATCTATACTATGGCTGAACTTCGTTGCACAAACTTTATTCACCAAGCAAAAATTGCTGACTTGAATTCATAATAAAGTTTTAAAGTTTATGGTGGGGTATTTCGGTATCCCACCTTTAACTATTTATTAATATGTAAAGTAATGTAATGGTGGATATGCGAACTGTGTATGTAGAGAATGTTACAACCTCGTTGGACATTCAAACAAAAAGATTAGTTGGTGAGGTAATGAATCTATTAGAAGGTTCACTACCAGAGACATCAGCAACACAAGCCCTAAAAAAGTCTGTGAAACAAGCAATCTGGCGTACTAGTCGCAACATTCAAGTTGATGTGAATAGCTTGAATATGAAGGAATGAAAAAATGGTAAAACATAATTTTAAACAATCTGAAGCAACTGGGGATACTAGAATACTGGCTCGGTCTGCATTAGGATATGACTGGAATTATCTGGCTGATGCTGAAACTTTGCTTTTCGGTAGCACAGATGAAACTGCTTTTAGAATGCAAAACATGAGTGCTGGTACTGGTATCACAGGTGGTACTGGAACTGTTTACAAAGCCAATGTAGAAGTTGCTGGGGATTTAATAACCACAACTATTCTTATTGATCTAACAGGTCTAAGGAATACAGCAGCTGGAGATATAATTGGTGTAAATGGTACTTCCAATGTTTGTCATATAGGACAAATAACAGCAGCCCTTAATGGTACAATATTTGCTGGAGAGATGACTTGTCTAGAAACCCCAGCTGGTGGTGAGCCTGATATTGATTTATATTCGGCTGACGAAGGTACTGGAATTGAAGATGGGGCAGTTAGTTCCCTTACAGAAAATGCTCTAGTAACTGCTGGTCAAGATTGGATAGCTGGACTTTCAGCTAATCAGTATAACAGTGCTGGATTAACAGCATTCCCAGCTGCTGACGAATACTTGTATTTAGTCGGTGGTGGTGGAACTACTGATGCTGATTATACAGCTGGAATATTTAGGATTACCCTTTATGGTTATCCAGCGTAATTAGGATAATTAAGTAGCCACCTCTACTAAGGGGTGGCTACTCTTTATTATAAAGATCGGAACGTAGGAAGTGAAATGGCTCGTGATGCTATCCAAACAGAAGTAAATCTTGCAGTTTATATGGAACGATTAGATTCATATATAAATAAACAAACAGATATCAACACTTCATTAAAAGAAAGTTTGGATAATGCTAACGAACAAATAAGCGATATAAATGATTGGAGAACCAAGATTTATGGCGCTAGGGTATTAATGATAGCTTTAGGAGTTATAGCACTTCACACAACAGCAATACTTGGTTCAATTGCTGCGATGATAAACCTAATGAACAAATAGAGGAGAAATTATATGGCATTATTAGACCATACAGATGTGAAAGGATATGAATACGATGGTTCAACAAGGGCTAGTACACATCCCCACACTAAATATCAACCTTTCAGAGAAGCAACATCAACAAGTTTATCTACGTTGTTTTCTGTTGCAAGAGGGGAAACAGCCACAAACCTTGTTACAAACCCAAGAGTAGAGAGTTCTACAATATCAATGTTCACTGCAAGTGGTTCTGCGATATCAAGAGATACTGGACAACAATCTGTTGGTGCAGCATCTTTACTTGTTAACCCAGCAAACTCAGCAGCTGGTGAAGGAATGTACTGGGAGAGTCCAACAATACCTTATAGTGTCCATCCACAATTCTTAACAGTAGCTGTGGAACATAGAGGGGCATCAGCTTCTGGTAATGTCAAAATTGATATTAGGGATAATGCTGGAACAACTATTCATGCTACCTCAGGTAGTGATAACTTAGCAACTAGTTGGAGAAGAATAACAGCACAATACACTATCCCACCACTTACTGATGCAACAACTTATCGATTGTATGTAGTATCAAATACTCAACACAACATTAACTGGTACCTAGACAAATTCCAATTTGAATTACGACATGATACCACAGCAGTATCTGACTACACTGATGGATCATTTGGAATCAACCATTTCTGGACAGGTACAGCTAATGCATCTGAATCCTATCAAAGACACGCTATGAGTATTATTCGTGGGATAACTATTAAGAATGAAAGTAGTACAGCTGCTGACATTGTTTATGTAGGGTTTGATACCGATGCCACATCAAGTACTGGTATACCCTTAATAGGGGGAGATACATTCCAAACCAACTTCCCAATACACTATACAAAGAAAATAACTTTAATAGCTGCACAAAACACTCCTACTGTTAGTGGAGTTATATGGGGGGCAAGTTCATTCTAATGACTACTGAAACAAGATATATTAATGAAATACAACAAGATAGTCCTATCATATTCTTAGAAAAGGCTACAGATGGTAAAGTAGCATTAGAAGATATATCCAAAGCCTTAGATGAATATGAAAGATTATATAAAGCTGGTTTCGCAACCCCAGCTGAATTACTAACATTATCAAGAGCATACCCAGAAAATGATGAATACTCTAAAGCCCTACAAAAAATGGGTATCGGAGATGATGATTCGTTAGTGATAGGCGGCCCAGCATCTATTGAACTGATAGATCGTGAAGGGCATCTTATCACTACGAAAGCATTAGAACCAGCATTTGAAAAGTATATGAACAATATTAGAAATAGAAATGTTATGGTTCTTCATAGTGATGTCCAAGTAGGTTGGGCATTACCAGCATATATTTCCTCTGAGGGGAGTATATTTAAATCTGGTGTAGATGACACTGGGTTATTCTTTATAGCAGAACTAAGGAATGATACTAAAATATCTAAGAAGGTAAGAGATCAAATTTCTTCTGGTCAAATGAAATCATATAGTATTGCTGGGTCAGCATTAAAAACCCAGACAATTGAAAAAGGTTTGTTGAAAGTTATGCAAGTAGATGAATTAGAACTTGCTGAGGTTACTATCTGTGAAAAGGGAGTTAACCAAGAAGCTGGATTCGAAATTTTAAAAGGCGATAAC